AGCGACAATTCGACATGCAGAGCATCCCAATTATCAAGGACGCGCACTCACCAGACGGGCAAGCATTTTATGCACCTCCTAGCTTTGCTGACCTTCCTGACTGTCCCGTTTGCAAATACGGCACACCACTAGAACGAAACGGCAAGCTGGTCTGCATCGACTGCGGAGCTACCGTGGGAACAATAGACAAACAAACAAAATGAACCAAAGGCTTACATATGAAGAAAAAAGAATCCTGCGCGATCTTAGCGCGGGGCAATCGACCGTTGATGCGATAGCATTACGCTTCGGTCAAACGGCAAGCACGATCCAGAGAATCATGGACCGGCTGGAGAAGCACCGCATGGTGGCATCGAAAACGTTTAACAATGGAAAATTCACTGTGTATGAACTACGATAAACCAGACATCATCATCGGCATCGACAACGGCATCAGCGGTAGTTTGGTGGCAATCTCAGCGCACCACGGGCTAGTCATTGACAAAATCCTAATGCCGACAAGATCCACTGGCACCAGCAGGGAGTGTGATGCGGTCGCAGTTTGCGAATGGATCGAGAATTTTACTCACACCGATGACATCGCCGTTGCGCTCGAAACGCCGTCCAAACACTCGCCTGGCACACTTGCGCTTTGCTCGATGTGGGACTGCTACGGAGCCATCAGAGGCATACTCGAATCATGCGGAATAAAACACGTCAGAATCGCCCCTAGGACATGGCAGAGCGTCATGCTGGGTGTCGTGCCGAAAGGCGAGACAAAAGCTTATGCACGGGCAAAAGCGCGCGAAATATGGCACGATGAGGATTGGCTCGCTACACCGCGCAGCAAGACATCAAACATGGGATTTATCGACGCCGCACTCATCGCAGAATTTTACAGAAGAAAACTACTATGACACCAATAAAACTACTACAACTCGTAATCCGCACGCCAAAAGGCGACATCTCACGCGATCAAATCAAACACTTGATTTATGGCATGAGCATCTACCGAGCACTTTTCCTGCTGGAACTCGCGCAATACGACACGCCAGTCCGAACTGGAGACATGCAAGCGGCATCACAAAAATGCTGCGACCATCGCTACCTCAAAGGCTGGAAAGGTCACGAGCGGTATATCACCATGACCAAGCACGAGCAATACACGAACCCGCACTCATTCTACACCTACATTCTCACCGACAAAGGTCGGAAGGAGGCAGCGGAGATCAGCGCAAACCTTCAGGGCATGATTGACCAAATCGCCAAATCGAAAAAGATTGCTTGAGAAAACGACCTCGATGCGCTATTTTTGGCGCGTCGAGAAATTGACCTCGTTGAGACCGAGAAAAATATGATTACTTCAAACAGCTTTCAATTCTGCCAAGTGCCGCCATTCATAGCGGGTCTCACGCTTGGTAGAGTTGAGAGCTTTTTTATTGTCCAAAATTATGAGCAAATCACCAGCATTTCAATTTTACGCGGCTGACTTCATGATCGGAATCATGGGTATGACAGACGAGGAAGTCGGCATCTACATCAAGATGCTTTCGACACAGTGGCTGCATGGATCACTGCCAAATTGCAAAAAAACGATCAAAAAAATGATAAATTCTCGCAAGGTTCCAAGCGAAATGGTGATGCGCAAGTTCTCTATTTCCGATGACGGTTTTTTGAGAAATGAACGCATGGAAAAAGTGCGTGAAAAGCAAAAATCCTTTATAGAAACAAGGAAAGAGAATGCAAACAAGCGTTGGAATAAGACAGAGAATGACGATGCACTAGCAATGCACGTGCATGACGGTAGCATATGCAAAACGGATGCTCTTCATCTTCATTCTTCATCTTCATCTTCTACTTCATCTATAAATAATACATACACACCTACTAAAGAGGCGGCGTGTGTGATTGAATCCCCTTTTCTGGATTCTCCGCCAGAAGCCAGCCTGACCATGCAGCAAATCATGGACAAGATCAATGAGCTGCGACCTGCATGGAAGCGCGTTCCACGATGGAATCGCAACGAGATGGAATCTCTGCGCAATGGCTCGGCATCGCAGATCGAATCACTAACCGATGATGACTGGAACTTGCTCAAAGCTTTCTATGCAGCACCAGACGACAAAGCATGGTTCAAATTTGAGCAACGACACAAATTCTGCGAAAATCTCAGCTCGACACTTGCCACTGCTGACAAATGGAAAAATGCCACGGGCTACCGCGCGCCAAACTCACGAGACTCACTTTATTACGGATCATGAAAACACAAATCAAACTACACACGCGACCCTGCATCAACTGCACTCGTCCAAGCTCACGCGGCATGTTCTGCCGGTCATGCGATGCCGTCTGGCTCATTGCCGAACGTCTCGACAACTTCCACAAAGACCCAAAAAGCCGACAAAACTTCATCGCCGACCTGCGAAAAAGCAATCTTTTCACACCGAAGTCGATCTGGAGAGATGGCGAAGCTCGAAAGGTTAAAAAGCTGATGATCCTCGGCGAGCAGATGTCAGGCTTCGTGATGGGCTTCACAAGTGCCGAAATTCGTGATTTAGTGGTCCGAGGGTATAATCTTAGCGACCGCAACGCAGAACGCGAGGAAAAGCACGCTGAGGCTCAGCAAACGGCATATTACGCAGGACGGCAGGAAGTCGATGCGTTACATGCGCAGATCAAGGAGCAAACTAGAGCGAAACTGGGTCACCTCGGCGATGGACTGGACTTCCGGTCATACCTGGGATTCGATCCTACCAAGACCGACACGACTGATGAACAATCGTTTTAACCACAGAACCAAAACAAAATGAACACAATACAACACCTAAAAAACGAAGGCTGGATAGAATTTCCTAACAGACTCAAGCCAACATCAAGATGCTTTTACAAGCGATTTGATACACCAACACGATGCAATTGCAATGATAACAAAGCGGGAATCCAAGTAGCCATTAACGTCTCACAATGGGAAGGTCGAGAATCTTTCGAGATTGAGCTTTGCGGAGAGGCTAAAGATGAAAGCTGGATTCAGGTGCTGAATTATGGCTATATCGTAGGCATTGAAGAAGGGTTAAAAACCATTCCAAGGTTGATTGCCATGTGGGAAGTTTTTGCAAACTACAAACCAACCGAACAATGAACAAAGAATCAGACACGCCGAGGACGGATGAAGTTGCTGAAGGCTACTGGTATTCTGAAATGTTAAATCACGCAGAGAAACTAGAGCGAGAGCTAAACGAGACAATGACCGCACTGCGGAACTTGACGGATGAGATCGGCAGGCACGAAGGCGCAAGCATGATGCACCCACTGCTCACAAGAGCGATTGCGGCAGCAAATAGACTAACCACGGAAACAAAATGAAAAATGAACAACGAACCAGTGAATTGCACAAACTCAGAACTCTCCACCTTTTTGCAGGGGCTGGAGGCGGGATACTTGCCGATATACTCCTCGGACACCACCCAGTGTGCGCTGTCGAGATCGAACCCTATTGCCAGCAAGTCTTATCAGCACGGCAAAAAGACGGTCACCTTCCATGGTTTCCCATCTTTGATGATGTGCAAACATTCGACGGCAAGCCATGGCGAGGACTCGTTGATGTTGTTGCCGGCGGATTCCCTTGCCAGGACATCAGCGCAGCAGGAAAAGGCGCAGGACTTAGTGGAGAACGTAGTGGGCTATGGGGCGAAATGCGGCGAATCATTAGCGAAATACGACCCCAATACGTTTTCGTGGAGAACTCACCAATGCTCACTGTTCGAGGAATTAACAGAGTGCTTGGCGACCTTTCCGAGATGGGGTATGATGCGGAATGGGGAATTATTTCAGCGGCAGATTGTGGAGCTGCCCATGTCAGGGAAAGAATATGGATTCTTGCCTACTCCAACCAAGCACGATCAGAAAGATGCTTGCTACCCGTCCGAATATCGCAGAAATACCCCGCCTCTATCTACACACGCTGGGGGAAAGATAAACCCGGAATGGCACGAATGGCTAATGGGATTCCCAATCAACTGGACCGCATTGGCTCCACTGGAAACGCGCAAGTTCCAGGTGTGGCGGCAACAGCATGGCAAGTTTTGACGAATCGACTACACAAAAAACCATTGATACATAAAGGCTAGAGAACTATTTTCAATTTTATTGCGGAATATGCTTGTCAATTTACAAGGAATCACTGTATATTGAGCGCGCCGCAGGGCACTACCAACTACGAACATGACAACTACCACCAAACCACACGTTACCTTCACCAACTACAAAGGCGAATGGATGATCAAGTCCGATGTTCAATTGACAAAGGACAACACTCTCAACAGCACAGTTGAAATCATCGGCGGCAAAGAAATCAGCTTGCTTGGCGAAATCGAAGTCACGCTGAAATCAGGCGCGACAAAAACAGTGCGCATCGGCGAATACGAAAAGTGCTTCAAAAACAATGACGGCACTGAGTCACACATTTATTCAACTCGTAACATCTAATTCATATGCAAGACCAAATCCAAGACCAAATCCAGAACCTGACCGAAGCGCAGGCAAAGCTCCTGCTCGAATACGCAATGCGCGACCTACGCAATGCGATCTATATGTCATCATCGGAAGTCGATGCGATTACGCTCGGCTGGCTCACTCAAAAAATCGAAACACTAGCCAAAGAAAACACAGAACAATGACCACCATAGACCAAATTATCGTCACGATTGCGATCGGAGCGATCCTGATTACAGTCATTCACGCCGCGCTATGGCTGCGCGTGCTGATCCATCTCTACCGCGAGGATGATACCAGCTATTGCTTGCCACCGACCGACCTTGACGGCAGGGACGCGCAGGGCAGCGCATACGGTCAGAAAGGAGGCTCCCAGTGAGTGACACACCGCGCACAGACGAAGCTTCGCGCATGGCTTTCTCTGGCGAATACATGGTGCCAATTCAGGACGCACAGAAGCTCGAACGTGAGCTTGCCGAGGTCACGAAGCAGCGCGATGAACTCGCAGCCCTAGCAGTCACGAAAGGAGGGAGCCATGAGTGAACGCGCGCTAGAACTAGCGACCGCGCTGGAGGCTGAGCTGCTGGCTCAATGCGACAAGCTGGCGGCGACGATGCAGCGACCAGAGTTCGCATCGTTTCCGATTGACGAGCGCAACGAGATTGAGCGCAAGCACTCGGAAATCTGCGGACTGTATTTGCAAATGGATTTCATCAAGTATCAAATATCGAGATTATGACTAACAAACAAAAGCAAGCGCGAGTATCTCACCTTTTCCGAAAGCGCAGGAGCTTCTGGTGGGTATTGCTAGCCAATCGGAACCCCGCATGGGAGAGAGCCTACGAAGTATCGTGGGACGGTATGGCGATACGGCACAAACAACAAATCAACAAATCAACACACAAAACCAACAAAATATAACAATATGAAAGCAAACCTAATGACCATCACGCCTGAGTGGGCGCAAAAAATACTGAATGAAAAGAATGCGGGAAATCGTCCGATGAATCGAATCCATGTTGAGTCTCTAGCAAAGGAGATGAAGCGCGGAGCATGGAAAGTGAACGGTGACACAATCTGCGTGAATGAAGATCGCTTAATCGACGGGCAACACCGACTCGCAGCCGTAGTGCTCTCTGGAGTATCAATCCAGACATTCGTAGTTGAGGGACTAGCATCTGATGTGTTCGACACAAAAGACGTAGGAAAGCGCCGCAGCGCTGGTGACACGCTGGGAGTTCGAGGTGAACAAAATGCCTGCCGACTGGCGGCTTGCTTGGTTCTAACCGACAAGTATATGACCGGACGTGCTGACAAATCCGTCAGCTATACCAACACCGAAATGGAAGAATTGCTTGAGAAGTATCATGAGGCACGGGAATCACTTCAAACCTCATACAAAGCCAAAGGCTTGATTCTACCAAGTGTGCTGGATGCCTGCCATTACCTGTTCAGCCGAAAAGACGCAGCACTTGCTGACCAGTTTGTCGAAAAGGTCATTCGCGGCACCGGACTAGAGGAAGGGACTCCTTGGTATGTGCTGCGTGAACGACTGATGGGCAACTCACTCTCAAAGGCTAAAATGTCTCAACCCTACATGATGGCGCTTTGCATCAAAGCGTGGAATCACGCTAGGGCTGGAACATCGGTGCGATTCCTGCGGTGGCGTGAAAAGGGAGACGCCATAGAGCAGTTCCCAGTTATCAAGTAATTAAGCCAACACAAACTGTGAAAATCTCAGACATCATCGAAATCGTCAGCGCCGAAATGGGCGTCGATCCTCACCTCGTAACAACCAAGACAAGGCTCCAGGAAGCAGCGGACGCCAGAGCAGTCGTGCAGGCTGTCATGCGGGACCGAGGCTGGATTTTGTCACGCATCGGCACCGTTTTCGGCACGGATCACACCACAGTTATGCACAACTGCCGCAAGATCGAACAGGCTCGCGCCATGATCAAAGCTTACGATGCGGCAAAGACCGCGCTAACACTCTCCCAGCCGAGTGGCTGATGGGAACTAATGCCCTCGCTCCCGCATGTTCAGGCGCGTGGAGTGGGGGCGAACTCGCAACATTTGACGCTTGCCAACCGCTCAGATTTCTGTATGTTGCTTCCGTGACCACTACCACGGTTCATGCCATTGTTGGCAAACTCTACATGCTCGGAATCGGAATCAGCGAAGCGCAAATCTTCGTCATCACCGATGGGAGAACTATGCGCGAAATCGCCACTCAAGCCAAAGCAAGCTTGGTTTTTGTGAATAACAAGCTCTGGAGCCTGACTCAAAAGGGCTACATTGCCAAGCGAGCTGGCAGACCTTCGACATACCACCTCACCGCAGCAGGCAAGCGAGCAATCGCTGAACTGACCAGCGCAGAATCAACGAGATGAACTTATTTCTCCAAGCAATCGAAAACCTCTCACGGCGCAAAGTGACGCCTTCGTGGTTCCGTTGGCGTGAGTGGTCAGCGATGGCACCGGCAATACGCAATCGTTCGTTTTTCAGCGCCACAGTGACCTCAGCGCGCGTTCTCAACAAAATGCGCAACATGTTACTGGACTGGCAAGCGGACGCCACAGAGGAGATCGTGGACGTCAACACGGGAGAGACAGTGACAGCCTACAAAGAGACGGGACTCGCCAAGTTCCGCGAGCGTTCCGCGGAGTTCCTCATTCAGGAAGGACTGGCAACACCGGCAGACTACAAGGACACCAAGATCACCAACGTGATTTCAAACGCTCGTTTGCAGTTGATTTACAATACCAACCTAGAGCAAGCTTCGACGTTCGCGCAGTGGCAGGGCAGAATGCGCAATGAGGACTGGCTCAATCTCAATCCCGCAGCACGCTTCGTCCGACGACCAGGTGCGCGCATCAAGCGGCAGCGCCATGTTGAAGCCGAAGGCGACGTGAGACGATGGGATGACTTCGCCTATTGGCAGTTCCAAAACGCAGCAGACATCGGAGGCTTCGACGTTCCGTGGGGTCCGTTTGGCTTCAACTCATACATGATCCAAGAGCCGGTCAAACGTGCCGAAGCCGAGCGCCGCAAGCTGGTCAGAAAAGGCGAACGAGTCAAAGCTCCGAACGTCGCGCAATTCGGCGTTGACCTCGGAAAGCAATTCAACGCTGGCGTCGATGCAAACATTGATGACCTCACGCCCGAACTGGCAAACGAGGCACGGCAGGCGATCACTGACAGGCTCGGACCGCAGGCAATCGGTCGCGATGGCAAACCAACACTCGATGCGCTCAAACAGGCGCTGAGGATGTGATAACCAAGATTTTACCAAGAGAGAAAAACACGTCAAGAGAAAACTACGTCATGAAAAACAAACCGAAAATAGAAATACTCAAAACCGACTCACTGATCCCATACGCTCGGAACAGCAGGACGCACAGCGAGGCACAGGTCGCGCAAATCGCAGGCAGCATCCGAGAGTTCGGATTTACTAACCCAGTTCTGATCGACGCGGAGAACGGCATCATCGCAGGGCATGGGCGCATCATGGCAGCGCAGAAGCTCGGACTTGCCGAGGTGCCGTGCATCCGCTTAGATCACCTGACCGAAACGCAGCGCAAGGCTTACGTCATCGCTGATAACAAGCTGGCACTGAATAGCGGATGGGATGATTCAATGCTAGCGCTGGAGCTAGCAGAGTTGCAAGACGACAATTTTGATTTATCTCTGACTGGTTTTGATGAATCAGAACTTGCTGACTTGCTTGCTGAAACAATTGAAGGCAAAACCGATCCAGACGAGGTGCAAGAGCCTCCTGTCGATCCCGTGACGGTGCGTGGAGACGTTTGGGTCATGGGGAAGCATCGCCTTCTCTGCGGAGACTCAACCAGCATCGATGACCTGCGCAAGCTGTGCGGCGAGCAGGATGTGGACATGTGGCTGACCGACCCACCATACAATGTGGCTTATGAAGGCAAAACAAAGGATGCGCTGACTATTCAAAACGACAGCATGACCGACGATAGCTTCCGCACGTTCCTTCGGGACGCTTACGTGGCTGCAGATGCAGTTATGAAACAGGGAGCGGTTTTCTATATCTGGCACGCGGATTCGGAGGGCTATAACTTCCGAGGTGCTGCCCACGACGCGGGATGGAAAGTCAGGCAGTGCTTGATCTGGAAGAAGTCCACGATGGTAATGGGTCGGCAAGACTACCACTGGAAACACGAACCGTGCCTTTACGGATGGAAGGAAGGTGCAGGTCACCTGTGGGCAACAGACCGCAAGCAAACCACGATCCTAGAGTTCGAGAAGCCATCGCGCAACGGTGAGCATCCAACGATGAAGCCCGTCGCGCTTTTTGAGTATCAGATGCTCAATAACACCAAGGGTGGGGACATCGTGTTGGACAGCTTTGGAGGCAGCGGCACGACGATGATCGCAGCCGAGAAGAACGGACGCATCGCTCGCATCATGGAACTCGACCCGAAGTATTGCGACGTCATCGTCAAGCGCTGGCAGGACTTCGCAGGCAAACAGGCAATCCACGAAGCCAGCGGCAAGACGTTTGATGAGATGAAAGAACAGCAACAATCATGAGTGAAAAACCAAACAAAGGCGGCAGACCGAAGCTGGAGATTGACCCAGACCTTGTCGAAAAGCTCGCAGGCATCGGCTGTCCAAACAAAGAAATCGCGGCAATCATAGGATGCTCGGTGGACACGCTCACTGACCGTTTTTCCGATGTTATCACAAAAGGGCGCGAGAATGGGAAAACCCGACTACGCAAAAAGCAGATCGAGGTTGCGCTCGCTGGCAATGTGACGATGCTCATTTTCCTCGGCAAGAACATGCTCGGACAGGCAGACAAGCAGGAGATCAGTGGACCAGATGGATCACCAGTCATGCAGCTACCGCTATCGGTTGAGCAAGATAAAAACCTTTCTACCCTCGTGGAAATCGCACGGGCAAAGGCGAAAAAATGAGTCCAACCGAGTTCTGTATCCGCGTCTTGGGAATCACGCCTTACCTTTGGCAGTGTGAAGCCATGGAGTCGGTAGCGATGGAACAGCCGACCAGCGTAGTCGCAGCGAACGGCAGCGGAAAGACAGCGCGCCTTGTGGCTCCGCTTGTGCTTTGGTTCCTGCATGAGTTTCCGCGCGGTCAGTGCATTTTCACCAGCGGCTCGTGGATGCAGATTGAGAAGCAGCTCTGGGGCGCCGTCAAAGTCTATCAGCACCGCTTCCCGCATTGGCGCTTCATGTCCGAGGAACTGCGCACACCAGAAGGTGGCTATGCGTTCGGCTTTTCCACCGACAACTCAGGCAGAGCGGAAGGGCATCACCCGAAGATAGGCGGCGATATTGATCCCGTGTTCCTGATCATTGACGAAGCCAAGACGGTTCCAGACGCTATCTTCGAAGCGTTCGATCGATGCACGCGGAAGTTCGAACTTTGGGTATCATCACCGGGAGCGCCGCGGGGTCAATTCTACGATTCATTCCACAAGAACGCGAGCCTCTACAAGACGATTCGCGTGCCATCGACAGACTGCGCACACATCAGCGCCGAGAAGCGCGAACTGGATCGCCTGAAATATGGAGAAAGTCACCCGCTCTACCGCTCAAAGCATCTCGCCGAGTTCACCGAGGACTTCGACCGATTGGTTCTCGCACCGGACTTGCTACGCAACGCACTGGACATTCAGCCAAAGCCAGCGCCGTTCGGTGAGGTGGTGGCATTCTGCGACTTCGCGGCAGGGCGTGACGAAAACGTTCTGGCGATCCGACGCGGCAATCACGCACGCATCGTCAAAGCATGGCAGGAGCGGGACACAGTGCAGGCGGCGAGGGAATTCATACGGATGTTTGAGGCAGAGGGACTAAGCGCTGGGCAAGTCTGGGGCGATGCCGATGGACTAGGCACAGGCTTCTGCGACCAGTTCGCCGAGCTTGGCTGGCACATCAACCGCTTCCACGGCGGCAAGCCTGCGAGCGAGAAGGACGAATATGCGAACCTGATCGCGCAGGTCTGGCACGTTGCCAGTCGTGAGCTGGAGCGCGGGAGAATACACGTCGGCGAACTCGATCCGATGACGTTCTCGCAGATCACAACGCGAAAAAGCGAATGGAATGAGACCGGCAAGCTGCGCGTCGAATCAAAGGAAAAGATGGCAGCAAAAAGCATGAAGTCACCGGACCGCGCCGACGCATTGCTTGCTTGCATTGCGCTCGGCAGTCGCATCAGTGGAGCCATGACGGGGGCGGCATCGGTTACCACATCACGGAACACATTCGCCAGTCGAACGGTTCGAGGGTTTAACGCTCTGTAAATTTGAGCTTGCCATTGGCTGCATTGCGTGCTATTGCCATGCTCACCATGACCGCAGACGAACGAAAGGGCATCGTAGCGCCTTTGCCAGCTTCCTACCGCACGCAGGACTATGACCTTGCCAATGTAACGCCAGAACAGGTGCGTAGTATCCTGCGCAACGTGCGCACCGGCAAGCTGGAGGATCAAGATCGGCTGTTTCGCATGATGGTCGATTCTTGGTCGCGTCTGCGCAAGTGCATCAACGAGATCGCTGGAAACGTAACGGCTCTCGACATCGAGATCAAGCCAGGTATCCGCGAAGGCGCCGAGGAACCGACACCGCAGGCATTGCAGATCCACGAAACAGTCGAACGAGCGCTTGAATCATATGCTCCACGTCCAAGCCATTGGGAACTCGACACGAAGGGCATGATCAAGGCGCTGATTGACGCCTACGCCAAAGGTATCAGCGTCGTGGAAATCATCTGGCACACTGAGAACGGCATCGTTTCACCGCGCTGCTACGCTCCAGTGCCTGCTAAGTATCTCGCCTATCCTTCTGCATCGAATGAGATTGACCGACTGATGATGGCACCGAACGGCGTCAACTACGACACCCTGATCGACTTCCCGCCCGACAAGTTCTTGATTGCCATCTGGCAGCAAGGAGGCTGTCACCCGATCCACTCGGCAAACCTCCGCGCTCTCACGAAGTTCTGGCTCGGTGCAATTTATGGACTGGGCTGGTTCATGCAATACGCGCAGCTTTACTCGATCCCGTGGCGACACGCTGAGACGGACGGCAGTGACGAAGCAATGATGAAAGCGCAGGAAATGCTGGAGAACATCGGAACGAGCGGCTATGCAGTCACAGGACCGGGTGTGAAGTTCTCGATCATGGACGGCATCAAAGGTGGCGAATCGCTGCCACAGGTAGCTCTCATGAATGAATCAGACAAAGCGTGCGATATTCTCATGCTTGGACAAACTCTCACCACAGACGTGGGCGACAGCGGAAGCCGAGCGCTTGGCGATGTCCACGCTACAGTGCGCGGCGACATCTTGCAGGCAGTCGCGACATGGATCGGGCAGGTCGTGACAACACAGTTGATTCCTTCAATCGTTCGTATGAATTACGGCGCAGCGATCGCCAGCGAGGACATGCCCTATGCTGAAATCGTAATACCGAAGCCGAAGGACGAGAAAGCAATCGCCGAGCGCGTCAAGATCGTCACGAAGGACATCGGGCTTCCAGTCTCGAACAAATGGATCTACAACGAACTCGGAATCGCAGAACCGCAAGAAGGCGAGGCGCTATTTGGCGAAGTCGAAGATCCGCTTCCGTTACTCCCTGAAATCGCCGAGGCAGCGCGCGCTGACATTGACCTGCGACCAACCGATGACATGGCAAAGGCAGCACAAGACGCTCTCGAAATCCGCAGACAGAAGCCAGCATCACAGCGTGGTATGACATCGGTCGGCATCGCACGAGCAAGGGACATTTCCAATCGTTCCGAGCTATCGGCTGAGACAGTCAAGCGCATGGTATCATTCTTCGCACGCCATGAGATCGACAAAAAAGGCGAGACATGGGGCGACAAAGGCAAAGGCTGGCAGGCATGGCACGGCTGGGGCGGCGACGCTGGCAGAGAGTGGGCGAACGCAAAGCTCAAACAAATCGAAAATGACCGATGAACAGATGCGTGAGGTCGCGGGGCAATGGCTCTCGCCGGTGGATCAGATCTTTGCTGACCTGATCGACAAAAGCTATCACATGACGGCAGGCGCGTTTCAGATCGAGGTTGAGCAAGTCATCGAACGCATTCCGCAGTTGTTTTTCATGCTAGATAAACGAGCGCTTGAAACATCGCTGGAGAATGAGATCGGCGCGGCAATCGTCAAATCACTAGAGCGCGAACTATGAAAATCACAATCACGGCGACGGGACTCGACCCAGTAAAAGCATCAATGATCCGCCTACAATCGGCATCGGTGCGAAAGATCGCTGTGATGACTGGAGCGCAGGACGCTTTAGAAGTTGTCGAAAAATACTACAACATGGGCGGATCGAAGCTGTGGGAAAATCCATCGCTTCCGACACATGGTCCAGGTAGGAAAAAAACTCAATGGTGGCGAAAAGTAGCAGGCTCGTGGTCAATCATGGGGGCGAGTGGATCAGGCGTGACACTGCGCAGCAAAGGCGCCATCGGATTCTCGCACAAAGTCACCGGCGGGACGATCACCGCGCGACGTGCAAAGTTCCTGACGATCCCGATTGTGCCAGAGGCGCACGGTCTGACAGCTCGGACATACAGCCGAACAATCGCCCCACTGTTCGCCGTCAAAGGCGTTCTAGCGCAAGCAGATGAGAACTCTCCGACTGGCATCAAGCCGGTATTCGTGCTCAAGAAATCAATCACGCAGAAGCCATGGCGAAACGCTCTGCCACCTGAGAAAACCTATCTCGATGCGTTCACGAATGGGGCGCTCGAAAGCATCATCGCACAGATCGAAGGCACTACTTAAAAAAAAGCAATTACAAGCCAGAATCGGGTGGTAATCTTCTATTCGAAATGGCGAACGAAATCATCAGTGCATCATTCCAGACCGAAGTGGAAGCCTTGGCTGAGAGCATTGTATACCTCCCTGAAGGCAGGCATGTAATCTATGCTACCGTCAACGGCAAGGCAGCCAAGCGCAAGGTGAAGGTCGATGAGTCGATCCTCGCTGCATTCGCAAGCGACCTGCAAGCTCGCCAATCTCGCAACGTGCGACCCTTCGCTGGCTTCGATCACAAAGCTGGTCCGGCATCATTCATTCCGAAAGAATTCCGATATGAAACGGGCGTTGGACTTGTGCTAGACATCGAATGGACACAAGCAGGCAAGACCGCCATCGAAGGCAAGGACTACTCCTATTTTTCCCCGAACTTTCTACTCGCCAACGGCACGCCAGCAGGTCTGCCGACACACGGCGAGATCGGTTCGCTCGTTAACGAGCCAGCATTCGAGGCGATGGAAAAGATCGCTGCATCATACAACGAAACCAATATGGACATCAAACCACTAATCGACCTTGGACTTGTTGCCGAGGATGTTGACCCTGAGAAAGCAATGGAAATTGCTAAGCTCGAAATCGAAGCCATGAAAAGCAAGATCGCTGAGATCGAAGCCGGTTACATGACTAAGGAAGCCGACGCAGTGCAAGCTGCTGCCAACCACGCCAACGAACTGGAGACAGTCACCGCATCGCGTGACGCTCTCGCTAGCGAAGTAGAAACACTCAAAGCATCTCTCGCTGAAATCGAGGATAAAGCTGCTGACAGCGTGATCGACGAGGCTGTCAAAGCTGGTCGCATCGCTCCACAAGATGACAAAGCCAAATCGTTCTGGAAGGCACAAATCAAAGCCGACAAGAGCAATCTTGAAATTCTCAACGCCATCACAGCCAAACCAGTGAACGGCGAAACCGTTCTCGCCGGTAAAGCTGAAGAAGGCACCAAACAAACCGAACTCAAAGGACTCGCACTCGTCGAAGCATCCTTCAAAGCTCAAAACCAATCTCACTAAACAAACAATACTATGCCAAACAACCTAACTCTGTTAGACCTTGCCAAGCTCAACGGACATGATCCCATCGTCGGTCTGATTGAGGAAGTCGCCAGTGCCTCACCTGAGGTAACAATCATTCCAGCTCGCACGATTCGCGGCACGTCCTACAAGACAGTGACCCGCAACAGTCGCCCGAGCGTTGCGTTCCGTCAAGCCAACGAAGGCACGGACGCAACCAAGTCGAACTTCACCGAACGTCTGGTTGAGTGCTTTATTCTCTCCGCTCGCGTTGAAGTCGATAAGGCTGTCGCACGCGGTTACGAGGACGGTGCCGAGGCTCTCCAAGCCATCGAGGCAATGGGTGTGATGCGCGCTGCCCTGACCACCGTCGGAACACAAACCATCTACGGTGATAACGCAAGCTCGAAAGGCTTCGCTGGTCTGCAAACATTGGTGTCCGCTCTTGGCAGTGACATCGTAGTTGACGCAGGCGGCACAACCTCCGCAACTGGTTCCTCGGTTTATGCCATCAAAGCAGGCAACACCGGCGTGCAATACGTCTACGGCAACGGAACGACCTTCGACCTCTCGCCATTCCGCGAAGGCGACGCAGTTGATGCAGACGCCAAGCGCTACGCAGCATTCATCGCTGACCTCACCGCATGGATCGGCTTCCAGTGCGTCAACAAACATGCAATCGGTCGTTTGAAAGACCTAACCGCAGACAGCGGCAAAGGATGCACAGACGCCAAGATTGCCGAGCTTCTCAGCAAGTTCCCAGTTGGCGAGCGTCCGACTCATTTGCTCATGTCCCGCCGTTCCGCATTCCAATTGCAAGTCAGCCGGAACACAACCCCATCCACCAAGCAGGAAGCCTTCACTGGCATCCTTCCCGGCGTGCCAACGGAATCCTTCGGAGTTCCAATCATCATCACCGACTCGATCGTTGACACCGAAACCCTGACCGCTTAATTCTAACCATACAAAATCATGAGCTTCGAATTCAACCGAAACATTCAAGACAAGAATTACACCTCCACTGTGGCTATCGCTCAGGCTGGTGCTAACACCGCAGCATTTGACCTTGAGCAAGTAGTTGGTGGCGACATCGAGCGAGTAGTTTTCTCGCTCTCCGCTCCAACTGCTGCTGGTATCGCCGACACCAAAGTCGTGACCTACGCACTGCAAGACAGCGCCGACGGTTCTTCATGGGCTGCCGTTGATCCAGCGATCAGTACGACTCAGACCGCTACTGCCTCCGGCATCGTTGCCAAAGAGGTTCGCTTCCGCGTTCCAGCTAACACCCGCCGATATGTGCGCATCGCTCAAACGATGACCGCCTCGGCTGGAACAGTTACTGGCAGCATGGTCGCCAAGCTTTTGTTCTAATCCGTTGGAACTTGTGTGCAAAGGGCGACGGAGTTGGTAGTTTCCTCCGTCGCCCTAAATTCTTGAAACTCAAATCATCATGGCTTGGCTCGCTTTAACATACTCCGCACTTCGTGATAGACTCTCAACCGAGGAGTTCAACCGTTTGCTTGCCGAATGTCCGACACCCGAGGACAAAGCTCAGGAGATTCTCACGAGCGTAGCGCAAGACATTGCCTCACGCGTCAACTCAGGTCGTCGCAAGCGTGGACTACCTCCAGTGGTCAATACGAACTTGTATGTCCCACCGGGCGCACGCAGGCACGCATACAATCTCTCACGCCAAGAACTAACGGATTCCTATCCATCGCTCGCAGAATTTAACGGCGACGATCGACGCAGAGCAGTCGAGGAAGCCAACAGCTATCTCGATGACCTCGCAAACAATAACGCAGACTCCGACGACACCGGAGCCGAATCATTCGCTGCTACAACTGGCAGTTCTTTTCGTTATGGCGGCGCTGCTGTCATGAACTTTTCAGAATCACCATGAGCCTCATACGTCAGATAGTCGAAAGCATGGCAAAGACGCTGAAGGATCATGCGTATTTTCGCACCGTGCCGATTATTCCCGTTCTGGTTCAGGATCACAAAGACATCGACCGCGAGATCGAGAATGCAATGAGCAAGGCAGGCGCCTTCGTCATGGTAAACTTCTCACAGAGCGAGGCATCGTCATCGGACACACCCGGACCATACATGGACTCGGCGACGTTCAGCGTGACATGCTCGGAGATTCCAAGCGTCTGGAGGCAGCAGGCTGGCAACATGTCAAAACCAAGCGCAACAGAGATCGGCGAGGCAGTGGCTCGCATTCTGCATCATCACAAACCAGTCGATACAAACGGCGATTCACTAACCGGCGGCGTTCTCACTTTCGACTCGATGCAGGAGGACGCAACACCTCCGATGCTTCAACAAATCATCACTTTCAACTGCCCAGTCGGGCTACAAAATACAACTCCAACACGCTAAACCATCATGCCAACATTCGACAGAACCACCATCGTTCGCGGTCCTTGCAAAGTCACCTATGATTCGCAAACATTCTACTCCAAAGCTGGAGTGGTGCTGACCACGACTAACTCGACATTCGACAAAGAAACTGACGCTTACGGCATCGTGAGCAAGTCGAAAACCGACTTTACCATCGTCGTTGAATTTGAGCCAGTAGGCGAGATCGAGGCACTCGCAGTTCTTTTCCCGCACGGCAACACCGCAATGGGAGCCAGCATCTACGGTTCGACCGACAAGAACCTTGTCATCGTATCGGCTGACAAAACCTACACGATCCTCAACGCGCAGATTACGCAAATGCCGACCATCTCGTGCAGCGCGACCAAGACAGCGTTCGGCTCTGTGCAGTTCACCGGCTTACTTAAAAAAGACGGCGATCCGCAGAACATCGAGGACTACTACACGACCGCAGGCGGCGATAGCATCGGCACAGGATTCAATCCATCCTTGATCTACACCGCACCTTACACCGCGACACTTGGAGCACTTGATCCATTCATGAGCGCAGAAGGCTTTGAGATCAGCTTTGACCTTTCACTCAATCCAGTGCTTGTCGATGGAATCGGCACGGTGGACATGAGCATGGGCAATCTCGGCTGCAACATCTCATGCATTCCGACAGGCATTGCCCAACTCGACTTCGACACGTTCTTCGACAACCTCAGCGCAGGCGAGGACTTGGCAGTGAGCTTGCTCGAAATCAAAACCACCACAGTGGGAGGATTGGACTTCGATGCAGCAGCGGTTCAAGTCACCGAGCTTCAACGCAACTTCTCAGCGAGTGACAACCGACTCGGCACGCTCACAATGAGCGCCAAGCGGACATTCAACGCAGGCGCATCAGTCACCCTATTCCAAATCGGCGCAGTATCATAAGCCATGTTCGTAAGACTCCAGCGCGGCGCGATTGCTTACGACCTCGCCGGTGGCGACGGTCAAAGAAGCGAAACGTCCAACTTCTCAATCTCGGCTGAGCCGAACTTTCAGCAGGTGCAATACATCGAGGCTGACCAGTTCGATCAGTTCTTCCGTGGTGGATCTAGCACGACTGTCAGTTTTGACAGCGTGCTGACATTCACGTCACTAACCGACGCCGAGAACTACTTGCTCAACATGCCTCAAGGCTTGCTATCACAGGCGAGCCAAACGGCAACGATTGGCAGGCTCACAGCGGCAGGCACAGTGCAATCTGAGACACTCACTTGTGTCGGCACAACGACAGGAGCTGGTAACATTGACTGGTCATTCACGAGCGTGGACGTGACAGCGAGCGGGACTACCGCAGTGCTATCGGGTGACACGCCGACACAATACGCGGCGAAGATTGCGACCTCACTGAACGCAAATTCAAGCATCGCGTTTCGCTATGTCATCACGAGTTCAGGTGCGACCGTCATCATCACAAAGCGCCAAGCAGAAGCCAATGACGGCACGCTTGCACTTGTAACGACAAACGGCTCGCCATTGCCAGGTATCACAGGTGCAACGAGCGGAGCGCCTTCAACGGCTGGAGTAGCCCCGACAATCTCCAACTCGAAAACGCTCTCCAGTGTCTCATGCGTGGTCAATCTCGCGCAAAACGGAGTTTCGATCTTGCAAAACGTAACAATCCTCGGTAAATACTAGCCATGGCAGCGAAGAACGTAGATATCAAAATCAACACGACTGCGAGCGGGACAGGCGCGAAGCAGACGGCAGCTGACATGGACAAGCTAGCTGCGTCATCTACAAAGGCAGCGGCAGCGACAAACACTGCATCAACATCCACAAGCAAGCTAGGTTCTCTAGCAGGACAAGCTGGTTTTCAAATACAGGACTTTGCAGTTCAAGTCGGCGGAGGAACTAGTGCTTTAACTGCTTTTTCTCAGCAAGCACCGCAATTACTTGGGACATTTGGACCAACTGGAGCCATTGCAGGAGCATTGGTAGCAGTTGGAGCAATCGCTACCAAAGTATTTTTGACCATGGCAGAAAATGCAGCCATGACAGGCGAGGCGATGGAGGACATGAGCGACAAGCTCAAAGAAGCTTTTGACGATCAGGCGAAGAAATCAATCGAGGACTTCAACGCGCAGTTGCAAAATCAAACAAACATTGCGCAGTCATTGCGTGAAGTAGAAGTGGACTTGCTAGAAGCACGTTTAGACCGTCAAGAAGCTGACTCGTCCATCATCGCCTCACAATCAGCTCTAGAAGTGGCTGCTGTAAAATATCTCCAGACCATAGGGCAGACTGTGAACGCTGAAAAGCAACTGGCAGCAATCAGAAAATCAGAGGCAGAAGCACAAAAGGCTGCACAGATACAAGACATTGAGAATCAAGTGACAGTCGCGCGAGAGCGTTACAAGCAGTATTCAGATCAATATCAAGAAGTCCAAGGTCAGACCGATCAGGCACAAAAGCGACTTGCTGAACTTGAAAAAAGGCAGCAAGAACTCATGTCATCTTTGAATTTCAGCCGTAGAATGGACGCGCAAAGCCGAGACGCTGGAACGCTCGGACAAGATGAGACATCTGGCAAAACGAACGCTTTAACAGCGGAGATGGATGCGCTGAAAAAAGAAATAGGCGGCATTTACAATACCATCAACAAAGCTCCTGAAAGACTCGCAGAGATCACAAATCAAGCGATTGTTTCAGCATCATCGCTGCAAAATCTAGTTGATGATTCGGCTTCACAGATTGCAAAGATCAACGAGAAATTTAACCTAACGACGAAAGCGCAGGAACTCGGTGCGACGACAGAACTCATCACCAAGGGCGCGGCTGAAATCGTCAAAGTCATCAGTGAATTCGATGCAGTGACACCTCTCCAGCAGCAGGCAAAGGCAGAAGCACTAGGAGCAGCAAGCGATGGTATCATCACCGCACAAGACCAGAAGCTCATTTCTGGTAATCTCAGAACTCTCATGAGTTCGCTCAAAACTGGGCAAGAAGGCAATCTGAAAACGCTTCGTGAGCTTTTGACGCTCAATGATACCATTGGAGCCAAGATGGAATCCATGTCGAAAGAGATTCAAGGATTGAAAGTGAAAATAAGCAACATCCCAACAAAATAATGCCAGTCTGGACCATAACAGGAGAAGCAGGAAAGTCATGGGACACAACATCCAAGACGCTGGCAGAGCGTGCAGTAGAAAACGCATCGCTCACGTTTCGTAGCGTCGGCACCGATGAATTGGTGCTGAACATCTCACCAGAGAACGTGGTCAGCTACACGGCTCCGACCTATGCACAGAGGGTCGATCTTTTCCGCAACGGCTCGCGGTTCTTCACAGGTTACGTCACCAATGTCCGAACGACATCGAACAACTCGATCACGGTCACGATCAGTAATGCGTGGTGGTTCATGGAACGCATCAACTATGTGACGAGCCAGACCGATGGCGCAGGTGCAAGTGCAAATCGTATCACGGGAGTTTTCGGCAATGCGACCAGCGGGACGAATCTCACCACGGCGATTCAGACCGCTATTGATACGAGCGTTTCACTTGGCGTGCCGATGGCAAACATCACAGGAGGAAGCACGGTCGGGACATATTTCGACATCCCGCGCGTCACGCTCAATCAGTCAACGTGCGCACAGGTCATCAGTGAGCTTGTAAGGCTCGTTCCTGACACGATGACTTACTTTGACTATACGAACTCGACACCGACATTCAATGTCGTCAGACGCAGCGCAGCGACGACCCGCACACTCACCATCGGCACGTCACCCGTGGAAGATTTCGACGTGAACCCGATGATCGAACTCCAAGTTTCGCAGGTCGTTCTTCCATACGTCACACGAGACACAAACGGGCTGACGAGCTATCAGACTCAATCGTCAGGCACAGCAACAGTTGGCAAGATTCAAGTGCTGACAATCAGTGGACCAGAGCTTGACACCTTCCTGCCGAGCGAATACTTCGACTCTGCGACACTCACTGGTTTTCCGCTCGCTACGCAGTTCGAGGACTATGTTTTATCGTCATCACAATTCGCTGGAGCGGTCGCGAACGGGCTACGCTTTACCAAGATCAACATTCAGCAATGGCAAAAGCAATACAGCGGCTATTCATCCAGCAAAAGTCCTTCGACTGGTTCATTCAGCGGGACTCGGTCAGTGCAATACACACAGCCAGCGGCAGCTGTTACCGATGACACGGGACAGCCAGCTTCACTTGGATCACAACTCATTCTCTCCGACAACTTACCAGAGTGGGCAATCACGGCGCACAATTTAAAGCCGATTGTCATATCAGGGCAATGGATTTACGAATGGAAGGACACAAGATTTAATCTCGGAACTGGTTATGTATCGAATGACCCATTGCCTTCATGGATTGCATCACTGTCAGGAGCGCAGAAAGACTCATTCTGGGATGGAGATTTCCACTACATTCTGATCGGAGGAGAATACACGGTGCAAGGCTACACGACCAGCAGCTCGACGCTTCCTCACATGTATGGCACCACACGCACTAGCACTGGTTCAGGAGTCTTGATCCTCGCAACGACCGCAAGCTCGATTGACGGCTTTTATACCGGCATGAGAATTGCCTACATGCAAAACCCGTTACCAATACCACCAGACGGTGTGAACGATGTTTGGTATATCGCTACGATCACGGGCTACAATGGCACGACAAAAGCGGCGACATATACAACCGCCACAGGACCAGCTACAAGATCAGGATTCCCGTATCGAATCCTCGGCGCGAAAGTGTTTGCTCCAGCAGACTATTCTTTCATCTCACCACCGGCGAACCTCGCGGCAAACTTGCTCACGACGATGAACTTCATCCCCTACGAAGGAAGCGTGCGCATCACTGAGCAGACCGCAGGCGGGACAAGATACCGAGGCTGCAAAGTCAATCTTGCCAACACACGCAGCGAGCTTGCTAGCATGGGTGCCATGGTCGCCGAGGAAACGCTCGACCTGAAGAACGGCACCACTGACTTGACGCTTGGAACTCCACCTCGTCTCGACTATCGCAGCTTCACCGACAAAATCCGCAGAACTTCACAAGACAACATCGTTTTCAATCCATGACCCAATTTCTTTGCACAGTCGATTCAAACGGTAACATTCTCTGCAATGGTGGCTATGTCGTGGATCTCAAGGCAGCAACCAGCACACACTACATCGTGGGTGGCACTCCGACGTCATTACTGACAGCAACCGAGGACTTGCGAACAAGCACGAGCGCCGCGCCGATCTTCCTCGGGGGCGGTGGGGGCAGCGTCAAATCAGACAGCACGATCACCGCTACGCTGTCACCCGTCGGCTGGTTCGGGCAAACCGAGATTGACGAATGGACCGACTCAGTCGGCAACAAAGTGATTGCAGACTTCGGAGCTGGCACAGCAGAAATCGTTGATCCGTCAAACACGGCAATCGCGACTTTATCAGGCTCATTCACAATCGCGCCAATCGGCACATTTACCGCTACGACGTTCGGAGAGGACACATACAACGGCGGCACGGCATTCACACTCGACATCAGCTACGACGGCACGAGACGCACCAGCACGGCGAATGTGCTAGTATCCAGAGGCACAGCGCAGGGCGGTGAATACGCTCTTAACGCATTTCGCGAGTGGACGAACACAACATGGCTTTTGACCACGAACTCAGACGGCACCGCGCAGATCAATGACGGCACCGATGACGTTGCAACGCGATCCGCCGACTACTCGCCCGATTCACCAAGTGGGACATTCACATCGACCGCATACGGCGATACGACATACGGCGATTCTCAGCCATTCAACATGGCGGTCACGCTCTCACCGGCATTCCCGAAACTTGGATACGTCTATGTCGAAATTACGAAGTCAGGAAGTAATTTCACAAGCGTAGCAGGTCCGTTTTTCTCGACTACTCTACCTGCTAATAGTTCAAGTCTCGAATACGTGCCGATTGCATACAGTGACGGCAGCGGCTTACTAATACAGATCCACGAAGGCTCAATCTTATGGCGATGATCCCAGCTTGCATTTTCACCTACTCGGCAGATTCGCTTCCTTTGCGTGAGTGCGTGCGAGGGGCGAAAATCGCAGGACTTTTGCCAGTCGTGATCGACGACGCAAAGCACCCGATGGGACATGCCGTCTGGTCATGGGTGGAATCACAAGGAGGCTTATATTTCCAGAGCGACTTCAACCGCCGCGGCAACCTCAACGGCACCGAGTGCGCGGCAGGCATCGCAAAGAGCTTGTATGAAGCGATGAGGCTCACGCACACGGGACATGCCTTCAAGCTCGACAGTGACACGATCATTCAGCGAGTGGACAGCTTCCAAGGCATCAGCACTGGAGTATGCTCAAGCACGATGAACCGGCGCGAAGCTTTCGGCTGTTGCTATTCTCTGACTCGCGATGCGGCTCGCCGGGTTCGTGACGACCTAGCGGCGATGAATGATCCACACGGACCAGAGGACGTTCTCATCTGGCAATCAATCAAACGTTTGAACATCCGGCACAAGCTGCACGACTTCAATCCCAGCGGAGGCGCCTTCTCCGCAGTGCCGAAAACATTCGACCCCGTGGACTGTGCTAGGTTCGATGTTCTGACCTTTGGTAATCCACCAGCAGACGGCTGGAAGGATCGAGCGCTTGAAATTACACTCGCAATGCGGAGATTGAACGACTTCAACTTTAGGCTTGCACAAAATCAAAAAGCATAGTAGGAAAAGGACATGAGCGACGGCGCGAATATTGAGTATTACATCGGCGAAGTCATCACGCTTCGCTTATCTTGCCTCGATGATGAGGGACAACCAAGCAATCTGAGCGGCTACACTGCCGAAGGATGGGTGAGGCAATCGCCACGCGATGAAACAGACGTGATCGACTTGTCACCTACGATCTCCACCCCAGCTAGCGGCGTCGTTGAAGTTGACGCTTCAACAGATGGAGTTCTGGCAGGAAATTATACTTGGCGCGTCTTGTTAGTTGATGAAGATAGTAACCCAATTGTTATCGCTGGAGGAAACCTAAAACTTAGACCATGAGCATCTCAACAGTTGAAATTCGCGCTTTTTCTGGACCCGATTTAGTAGAGCTTGGCAGCGCCGGCAGACCGACGATCATCCGCTTAAATGTTGGACCGCAAGGCACAGCAGGCAACGCAGCAACAGTAGCGGTCGGAACAACTACCACGGGCGCAGCTGGGACAAACGCAAGCGTTACAAACAGCGGCACAACTAGCGCGGCGGTGTTTAACTTCACGATACCGCGCGGCGACACAGGCGCAACAGGCGCAGCTGGTCCGAACTCCGTAACCAGCGCGACCACCTCAGACGGCACAGCAAATCTCGCAATTTTAACAGCAACCGTGGGATCAGCTTTGGTTGTTGGCGATGGCGACAGCGTAAAAGGTCGATATGATATTTTCGCTAACACAAATCACTTTCAGTGGTATTCTGATTCCGCGCTATACGGCGAACGCGAGTTTGTAATTACAACGGAAAACCTAACATCCAGCGGATCGTATGTTTACAAATACCCAGCAGCGAGTGGAACTCTAGCCTTAACATCAAGCACCACAGGAGTTCCCGACAAGCTCACAGACGGCACGATTGCAGGAACGCTAACAATCAACAGCACAAGCTACACCTACGGCACAGGGGCAGCGGCAGCGCATCGCACGGCTTTAGGGCTTACAACGCTCGCAACGACAACTCCAGCGGTAAACGTAGCAACATTTCTGGCCACGCCAACCAGCGCGAATCTTGCCGCAGCAGTCACCGACGAAACGGGCAGCGGCTCATTGGTTTTTGCTACATCGCCATCGCTGACCAGCCCGACGATTGGCACATCAGCGACATTCAATGCGACAACTTATACTTACGGTTCAGGCGCGGCATTGGCACATAGAAACGCACTTGGCATATATTTGACATCTTACCTTTCGAGCGATGGTCCGATTATAAACAATTCAACTACATTGGTTAACACTGGGCTAGAATTGTCGCTAACTGTTGGTTTGTGGCTGGTCGACACTTTGTTATTTTTCCGAAATAGCACTAATGCTGCTGGAGGCAAAGCAAAGGTAATTGTAGCATCCGGCACAGCGACAAACGCAAGAGGCGCATCGGCAATCGCAAACTTTACACTTGTTCGCCAAGCTAGTGCATCGGGATTGTTGCTTGAAAGATCAACCACATCCGCTATTGCTACTGACGGCATTTTCTGCGCAAATGGCGTTCTCAACGTAACCGCTGATTGCGTAATTCGAGTTCAATATGCACAAGGTGCTGCGCAAGCAACTGATTCAAATTCGCTCACAGGTTCATATATGACGGCTCAAAAAATAAACTAAAAAACTAACAGAACCAGTATAACATGTCGCTATTACCATCATTCACAGTCCTTGAAAAAGCAGCACTTGCAGGCGCGGAAGCTGCGCACTTTTTCGCATCCGTTTTGAATACTCAATACCAAACATTTTGGCAACGAAATGTTGATGAAATATTGGCAGAGTTGAATGCGAACGTAGCACGGAATCTGGCTATTTTTGAACTCAATACCAAAGCGGGAAAAGCGGTCAATGAGTTACTCGATGCACTTGGTGACGAGCGATTCTCAACTCGCGCACCGATTACCATGCCATCAAACTGGGTTTTTGAAAACGGAGCGTTTGCATATGTAGCACCAAAGCAAGAAGTTGAAGCATGAATGAAGCAACTTTTACAATTCCGATTGGGTGGGCATTGACTGGTTTTCTCTCGCTCTGCGGCATCGTGGGCGCATTGGGAAAGCTGATTTACTCATTGCTCATGTATCGCATACAAGCACTTGAAAAAGACGTCACACGACTAAGTGGCGGATGCGGAGCGCATGGGTGCTTTTGGAGAAAAATTCAATCACCTGACAAATGATCCATCTCGGAACAGACTACGCTCGCACGACTGATAGCAATGTCTATCGCTATGTAACGAAGCGGATCATCGCAACACCGCTCCCGTTTTTTCACCGCAACGCGGCGTTCTGTGATGGAAGCGGCAGAGTATGGGCGACGATTGAGGAGGGCATTCTCTACGTCTCACAGGGCTACGCTTGGAACGGGTGCAGTCCGAAGCGCAAAGTTCTTGGCGTGTGGCTCGGCACTCCAGACACGGCGACCAACGTCCACGCATCGCTAGTGCATGATGTGCTTTTCCAATTCTCGGCGACGAAGCATTTCAAACTAACGTTCGAACAAGTCAACGGGCTTTTCCGCTCACTCATGCGCAAGGATCGCTTTCCGCTTTCTGAAATGTATTACCAGGCGGTCATGGGTTTCGGCTTGGATTTTTGGCAGAAGGACAAGACAGTTCATTCAAAAGCACTATGATTATGTTCCCGAAATCTGTTTCGTTGACATCGGAAAAACATCGCAACACCAATGGTTTCACATAACAAAAAAGCACTATGAAAACACTCAGCGAACACATCCGAGACGTTGCCACCGAGGAAATCGGCACGAAGGAAGTCGGCTACACAAACACGGGCGAGCGCGTCGGGCAATACCAAGCGGCGACATCACTAGGTGGCACTGGCTGGCCATGGTGCGCAGCGTTTATTTGCTGGGTCGTTCGCGAGGCAATGGCACGATGGGAAAAAGAGCATGGCAGCAAGCTCACATTTGCGCGTCCAAAGACCGCAGCGGCTTACGGCTTAGACGAATGGAGCCTAGCTCAGGATCGTAGCACAAAAACGCGCAGGAGCCACACAGGCGAAGCAATCGGCATATTCTCGCTTGACCATATTAGCCATTGCGGAATCGCTATTTCAGCACCGACAAAGGCTGGCAATTTTCAGACAATCGAAGGCAATACTAATGCCAAAGGCTCGCGCGATGGCGGCTGTGTCATGATAAGGACTCGCAACATCAAAGACGTTCGCGATTGGATCACTTTTACAATATAATGAGCCACAAACGTTTCATCGTCGCAGCAGACAACCACGGAGGCTTAGTGTCTCATTCGGCAAAAAAGGTTTTGCTAGCGTTCTGCGAAACGTGGAAACCAAATTACAGGATCCACCTCGGTGATCTCTGGGACTTTTCACCGCTTCGCCGTGGTGCCAGCCAAGAGGAAAAAGCGTTTGGTATTGCCGATGACTATGTGGAAGGCTTAAACTTCCTCGACGAATACAAACCCAATTTCCTGACGCTTGGAAACCACGACGATCGAATCTACCAATACGCTACGCATTGCGCTGACGGCATGTTACGCGAGCGATGCGAGGAGCTTGTGGTGGCATCGGAAAAGGAATTCAAACGCCGAAAAATTACCTATTGCGAATACAAAGTGACCAAGTTTTTGAGACTGCCCGAAGGTGGTCCGAAGCTCATTCACGGCTTCCGCTCCACTCTCTACCCTGCTAAGGCGCATTTCGACAACTGGGGCGAATGTTTGCACGGTCATTGTCACACGAAGGATGAGCATACAGCTCGCCACGTTGAAGGAGGCAAAGCGTTCTCGGTGGCTTGCATGGCAGACCTCGACAAACTCACTTACAGCGACAGACAGCCAGCAAAACTAGGGCATCGCAACGGCTTTTTGTATGGCATCATCAACACAAAAACAGGAGACTGGACAGCATGGCAAGTTACAAAGGAAAACGGAATTTGGATCAGTCCACAAGGGATTCTCTAAACGCGCTGGAAAAGGCTCTGGAGATGGCAACCGCATCGCCGTTGCGCGATGACGAATTTACGAC